TCTTTTACAATAAGCTTACCATTTGTTTTACGTTGTAGGTCAGCAACTTTAGTCGAGAACATATCCTTTGATAGATTTTCAAGTTGATCAATAGGTACATTCAATAAGTTAGCATCAATACGTTCTGCGATTCTTTCTTCTGCCATTTCCATTGTAATATACAAAACATTCGAACCAGCAGCAAGGTTGGCTGAAGCAAGGTGACACATGTATAGTGACTTACCCACGCCCGTACCCGCGAGGCAAATATTCAAACTCTTGTTTGGAACACCACCTTTAGTAATCTTGTTAAAGTATTCAAGATCGAATGGAATACGATTTTCTTCTTTATGATAAAATTCAAAACGTTCATCAGCATTTTCAATATAATCGTGGCCAACGTTAGTATCAAAGGCCACACCTAAAGCTTTAGATAATAGATCTGGTAAAGCACCTTTAGTTAATGATTCATGCTTTCCATCAATGATAGAAATGGATTCCATAACAGCATTATAAATTGCACGATCTTGACACCATTTTTCTGTAGTATCAATTAACCATGTATCATCAATCTTTTCTTTTGAAAACAATTGTGGCAGTATATCTACGGCAACACTGTATTGTTCTCCACCAAGCATGTCAGATTGATCTAACTCAATCTTAAATGTTTCAGCACTCGGAAGTTTATTATACTTGCCAACAAACTTACCGGCTTCCTTAAATAATATACGATAGACACCTTGGAAATAATCTGGCTTGATAAAAGGTAAAACTTTACGCATATACTTTTCATCAGTCAATAAATTTCTAAGTATCGTTTGTTCAAGATTTGCTTGCATCATTCCTCTTTATCTGTCATTTGTGTACTACCATCTTCAATACCTTGGCGAAGTATTTCTTGTAATACGTCACCAGCCCATTCTTGTAAACCAACATCTTCTGAAGTTAGTTCAGAGTCAGGTGATGATTCAACAAAGAAGTTGAAATTCATAACACCTGCTCCATTTTCATTAATAGAAATCGCACCGTACTGAATAACTGTTTCAGTATATGGCCCATCCATAAAACGAACTAACCAATGTTGGTCACCGTCATCGCCGGGAACTAATTGATAAGTTACATTTTCTTTATGCTGCATCTTCAGAGTCTTCCTCTCCAATACCTGCTCCAGCTCCGATACAATATTTGGATTTAATATAACTTGCGAAATCAGTTTCGTTGAAGATTGGTTCCCAGAAGGAAGGTTCCAATGTGTCTTTTTCTCGAACCTTGGGGTCGACCAATTCTCCAGTAGTTCTATCAACACGACAGTACCAACCGTTACTAGGCTTAGCAACATAATTGCCGCCGAGAGCGACGTCGAGTAAGCCGCTATGAGACTGAACGCCGCCATCCCAAGACACGCTAATAGGTATTTTAGACTTTTCTTTGACATACCTTGACTTCTCCACATTAATAACAAAGTGGTAGCCTTTAATTTCTGTACCAACTTTGTCTTGCTGACGACCTAAGATCCAGATATTATCAGCAGAGTAATAGATTCCAGTACCACCAGAGACTACAGCTTTAGGGAATAGACCAATCTCCATGTACGTATGATTAACAGCAATCAAAGGAATATCTTTCATGTTCAAGTATGGTGTAGTCATACGGAACAAACCTTTAAGTGCTTTTGCACGAGACATATCAGCTACTGACTTCTCGTTAATGGCATCATCCATTTCTTTCTTTGATGCTAGGTTACCAACTGAATCAATCATAACAACGACTTTGTCTTTACGATCCAAACCTTCGAGCTGGCCAATCAAATCAAACTTAAGTTCTTCTACATTTGTAATTGGTGTATGCAATACACGTGAAGTATCAATTTCAAATTGTTCAAAGTAAGCTTGAGGTGAACCAAACTCTGAATCATAGAAAAGAAGAACTGCATCTTTATATTTTTTAAGATATGCACTTGCCATAATAAGACCAAAGGAAGTCTTAAAATGTTTGGATGGACCAGCAAGCACAGTAAGACCAGGTGCTAATCCGCCATCGATAGAACCAGACAATGCTACATTCATCATTGGTACCGGTGTTGATACTAAATCTTTCTCATTGAAAAATTTAGATTCAGAAAGAATAGAAGTTTCTTTTACTTTACTATTCTTTTTTAGTTTATCCATAATACTCAAAACATATCTCCTTACGACATTATGATACTATTATACCATAAATTCATCTAAATGTACACTACTTTTTTCATAATCGATTTTACGTGATTTATTATCTTGAACTAAAAAGTCTGTATCGATCATTGAGTTATCGAGTCTACCATCACAAAATTTAAGAACATGTTCTGCCATATCCATAGCAGTTGTCACTGGTACATTCTGACATATATGATTCAAATTTCGTAGACCACCTTGTAATACAAAATCACGTGGAAGCTTCATAACTTCCATTGCTTCTCGAATAGTAAGATATCTATCCTCATCCGGATGTGTAAGGCTATGAGGTAGATGTCCTACAAATGCTCCAATATAATCTTTAGGAATTTCTGTACCTTTTCTCATGATATTAAACCCATCTTTAAGTTTATTATACATGCGATCACACCGACCAGCTTGATTATCAAAGCCTTTCTTTGACATCCACTTACCGACTACATCATACTTAGGACCATGAGCTTCGATATAATCAAAAAGATTTGCAGACTTAGTAATCTTATCTGAAAATTCTTTATGACTAATACCACCTTCAATTTCTTCTAAAACATATTTGTAATAAGGATCTTCTGAAGGTGTCTTACTATTAGTTAATATATTCATGGGATCATCAGCTTTACGTTCAACAGAACGAATAGCATCTTCAATCTTTTCATGCTCCCTTTTTATATATTCAAACATCGGCACCTTATCACCTTTCCAAAAGAAATAAAATGTTCGATCTCGTGTTTGGCTCAGTCCATGAAGAAGCGATTTTGTTTTATAGATCGAGAAAGTATATCCAAACTTTTTCCCGATTTTTCTAAGATCTCGTACGATTGGCTCTCCCATTTTGCTAGCGAGTCTCGGTGCATTTTCGCCCCAGAATACCTGAGGTTGGAGTGACTCCAACACATAATTTGCCGAGGTACGCATCCAATCGTTAGCACTAGCATCGCTGCTAGCTGAAGGGCTAAGACTGCTAAGCCCAGCACAAGGGCAAACGGTATTAACAACATCAACACTAGGTAAATCAGGTAGCCTACCATCTCCAATAAGATGGTAGGGAACTTTATTTTGATAGTACTCAACGAGGTGAGTATCATTTGCTTGAAATCCATCATAGCTTACAATATACTCCGGTTTTTTATTAAAGATGTTTTGCATGGCGATTGTTTCACCACCAATAAGCGGAACTATACTTGCATAATTCATGGTGTTAAATATTCCACAACATCTACTTTAGCTTCGAATCCTAATTCTTTCATTGCTGTAAGATCGGCAGTATTATCTTGAGCTTCACAAGGATCACCTGATCTATGATCTACACCTGGGAAACGAATGCGAGCTAAGTCAGATACTACATTTCCTTTACCGGTTCCAATATCATAGGCCGGTCTAAGACTACACTCTGGAAATAAATGAGTGTCAGTAATTTTTAACATTATAAGTTCAATAGCATGTATAACATCATCAACATGAATGAAATCTCTAATATGATTTGTAGCATATTTCAAGTCTCCTCTCATAAGCTTACCAATAAACATAGCATCCCGAGCGCCATCACCATACACAGTAGTAAACCTTAAGCCAACTTGACCTGCTTGTGCAGTTTCTTCGTTTACTTTTTTACTAATACCATACGGAGATAAATGCCATTGATGAATACATGATGATGAAGCATACAATAATGGTACACGTGAGTGATAACACATATGTTGAATTTTAGTGGTAGGTGTTACATTATTATGCCAATATTCATCTGGCTCTTCAATACTACGACGAACATCTGCATCAGCTGCAAGATGTATTACAAAATCAGTATCTGGTTCTAATTTAAAATCATGAATATTTTTGCCAGCTCTTCGATCCCAGCCAATAACTTCGTGTTCATCTTTTTCAAAGTGTTCTTTTAAGTGGCTGCCGATAAATCCACTTGATCCAGTAATCATTATTTTCATGTGAAGAAAGCCTCCAAGCCTTGTTGTTCAACATCATTATAGTTGAGTGTTTTTTCTATTATATCATTATATATGATCGTAGCATCGCAGTGATCTTTCCAGAACTCAAACATTTGATTACGCCAGTCTTCACGTATATCATTGTTATTTGCTAAGACTTTCATAGTCTTTACCATTTCACCAGCGTTAGTTGCATCGATACCAATAGTGCCCGTATTTTTACATTGACTAATAGGATCACCAATCTTACGGTGAATTACATGATCACAGAAATGTTTATGAAAGATTGGAATAACACCAGCAGCAAATGAATCTGTATGACAATACTCTACGTTATCACCATAAGTATTTTCTTTAAAGTACATAAGATCCGAACCAAAGGCACCGCTACTCATGCGATCCATCATTTCTGAATGTGTGTATGCTGAATAGAGATAAGCACCGTTATTAGTATTTTCTGAACCATAAGCAGGATCACGTGTAAGATTATTGTCAATACCTTTTTCAGGCCTGAAATAGTTAATGACTTCTCTACGATCTTTCATTTCCTTTGGATTTTTATATAGTACCAACGGATATTGGATCGATGCTTCTAAACCTTCCAATACTGTAATAAATCCTGCCTGTTTAAAATGATCATTGTGTAGATCAATCATAACATCTGGACCTTTCCACATTGCGGTACGACCAACCCATCGAATATATCGTGTATCTTGTTGCTCAATAGGTTTCCAATAATCTTTATTGAAATTGAATCCTACACCCATACCAGTTAGTGGAGTTTTGATTCCATTCTTACGAACCCATTTGCCAAATGCATTCTCAGTTGAATGACACATAAGGACATCCATCCGTTCACAAATTTCTTTAAGTTGCGCATTGCGATTAATAGAATGTATCTTATGATCAACCTGAATAAGAGACTTACGAACTTTGATATGTTCCAGCATTTTTACAAAGTTATCAACCATCTGATCCGGATGGGACTTTGATGGAACACTCCAAACAATACACATATCAAGCTCATTGATTTGATCAATGACTTCTGTGCATGTCATAAGATCTGGAAACTTTTTAGCTGGCTTACTAATAGTATCCCAATCAGCACCACGAAAGAAACTTTTTTCAAATGGCATAGAGTTCATACGTGGCCAAAGCTTATCAATAGTGGCAAATACTTTGACACCTGGGAAAAGCTTTTGAAACTCAACTACATTCTTAGTAAGTCCTACACCTTCAACACCTCTACCGAGGATCACACCTATTTTCATTATCTATTTCCTTCACCATTTTGTAGTATATTAT